TTTAGATCTGCAAGAGTAAAGCTATGCCAAGCTACAGGTCTATCACTAATGCTGTGCGTAAGGATGATGAGCTGTGGGAGATCTATCGTAGAGGTAGAGTGCAGCAGGCTGAGTTCTACGGAGATCACATTATAGATCTTGCAACGTCTCAGTTACCAGAGAATATGGATCCACGCTTTATGAATGCAGAGGTGCAGCGTAGAAGACTTGAGGTAGATAGTCTGAAGTGGACACTAGGAAGGATACAGCCTTGGGGACTGAAGGATAAGAAGGAAGAGGCAGGGAATACTGGAGCTATTACTTTGAGTTGGAGTAATGGGAATGTTGAGGTGAAGGGGCAGGAATAGTGTGTGTGATAAAGGCTGTGTCGGTGCCGAGCTACGCACGAGTCCCCCCAAGAAAGCTTTGTTTTCTGGGCTTTTGCTAGCCCTAACGGGTAAGTAACCCGTACAATAATGCTAGTTTTCTGCGTGTTTGCGTATAGTTGGTGCAATTATGGTGCTGCTATTTTAGAAATAGTTGACCCCCACGCCCCCCAAAAACACCCGGCCCCCTGCTATAGCGTATAATATAGAGAGGAAAGTGTCTTGCCCACACACATCGAAATACCCTATACACCAAGACCACTCCAAGCAAAACTACATGAGCGGCTAACAAAACACAGGTGGGGTGTAATCGTATGCCACAGAAGGTTTGGCAAAACAGTAATGGCTATGAACCATCTACTAAGAGAAGCAATACTCTGTACAAAGGCTTCTCCAAGGTTCTCATACCTTGCACCAACGTACAGACAGGCGAAAGCAGTTGCTTGGGATTATCTCAAGCAGTTTAGTGCCAAGATACCTGACACACGCTTTCATGAGACAGAACTACGGGTAGATTTACCCAACGGAGCTAGGATTAACCTACTCGGAGCAGAAAATCCTGATAGCCTTCGTGGAATATATCTAGATGGATGTATACTTGATGAGGTGGCAGATATGCCAGAGAGTGTATTTCCAGAGATCATACGACCTGCATTATCAGATCGTAAAGGCTTTTGTTATTTTATAGGAACACCAAGAGGACACAATGCGTTCTTTGATCTGTATGAACAGGCAAGCAATAGTAAGGACTGGTATCATATAACGTATAAGGCATCACAGACAAAGATAGTGGATCAGGAAGAACTTGATGCTGCTAGAGCTATGATGACAGAAGATCAGTACAATCAGGAATTTGAATGTAGCTGGGTAGCCAATGTACCCGGCTCAATATATGGTAAGTACCTAGAAGAAGCAATGGAGGAGGGGCGAGTAACTAAAGTACCGTATGACCCATCTCTAAGAGTAGATACCTATTGGGATCTAGGAATTGGCGATAGTACAGCTATATGGTTTGCTCAGAATGATGGGCGTGCCATTAATGTAATTGATTATTATGAAAATAGAAATGAGGGGCTTCCACATTATGTGGATGTACTGCAAAGAAAAAAGTATTTATACGGAGATCATATAGCACCACACGACATAGAAGTCCGAGAGTTAGGATCAGGAAAAAGCAGAAGAGAGATTGCGTATGACCTAGGTCTGGATTTTAGAGTAGCACCAAAGCTACCATTAGAAGATGGAATACACGCAGCTCAGATGTTAATACCACGTTGTTGGTTTGATAGTGAGCGATGTAAAATAGGGCTGGATGCATTAAGGCATTACCATAGAGCCTATAACGAAAGAACTCGTAGCTTTCGTAACAGCCCTGTTCACGATTTTTCAAGCCATGCGGCAGATGCCTTTCGGTATATGTCTGTTGGCTTAAAAGAAAAAAATAACTGGAACCAACCTATGCAGAGGATGGCATCTAGTAGTTATAACCCTTTTACACACACAGGAGAAGCAGGATGAGTTTTTTATCACCAAAGATACCTACACCGCCACCACCTCCTCCGGCACCGCCTCCACCAGCAATTAAACCGGTAGAGCGTGCAGAAATAGATAAGGAAGAGGATCGATTAAAAAGAAGAAGAGGTGTTCGTGCTACAATGTTAACTGGGCCATCAGGTCTTACAGCAGAAGTAGATAATAGTTATAGCCCAACATTATTAGGGGGAAGTTAAGATGGGTGGATTTACGTCAGTTTTTAGACCAAGCAGCCCTGTAAGACAAGCAGTTCAACAACCCCCTAAACCTGCGGTGCAACCAGCACCGGCTATACGAGCAGAAGATGATAGTCCTAAATACAGAAAGAAAAGAAGAGTGTCAGGAGAGCGTACTACGATATTAACAGGAACCCAAGGGTTGACAGCAAGCGGAGATAGCACTTCTGTAAAAACCCTGTTAGGAGGATAGATGGCTGAAGATAAAAAAGCAGTTGCCATAATGCACCAGTTCAAAACTTTAGTAGATCAAAGGAGCAATTGGGAAAGTCATTGGCAGCAACTTGCAGACTTTATAAGTCCTAGAAAAGCAGACATAACCAAGAAGCGTACTGCTGGTGATAAGCGTACAGAATTAGTTTTTGATGGTACAGCTATACACGCAGCAGAAATGCTTGCAGCTAGCTTACATGGAATGTTGACCAATCCATCTACACCTTGGTTTAGTTTAAAGTTTAAGGATAGAGAATTAGATGGAGATGACGAAGCTAAAGAGTGGTTAGAAGGAGTAACCGATGTTATGTATGCAACGATCAATCGCTCTAACTTTGCAGAAGCAGTACACGAATTATATTCAGACTTAGTGGTGTTTGGCACCGGAGTAATGAGTATAGAAAAAGATGAGCAGAATGATTTGCGTTTTAGCACAAGGCATATAGCTGAATGTTACCTAGCCGAAGATGCAGAAGGTAGAGTAGATACAGTATATAGAAAATTTAAGATGACCTGCATTGCAATGAGAACGATGTTTGGTAATGACAACCTACCTCCAAGATTACAGAATATGGCAAGGATGGAGCCATACAAAGAAGTAGAATTATTGCACGCTGTGTTTCCAAGAGAAGCGTATGATGTAACACAGTTAGATACATTAAATAAACCATTTGCTAGCGTGTATATAGATCCACACGATAAGATAACAATATCAGAAGGTGGTTATGATGAACTGCCTTATGTGTGTCCAAGATTCCTCAAAGCATCTTTTGAAAGAGGTTATGGTCGATCTCCAGCCATGACTGCTCTTGCAGATACAAAGATGTTAAATAAGATGGCTGAGGTAACAATTCGCTCGGCACAAAAACAAGTAGATCCTCCTCTTATGCTCCCTGATGATGGATTTATGATGCCAATACGAACTGTGCCGGGTGGATTGAATTACTATCGTTCTGGTACTAGAGATAGAATAGAACCTTTAAATATAGGAGCAAACAATGCTCTAGGCTTGAATATGGAAGAGCAAAGAAGGAATGCGATCCGATCTGCATTTTATGTTGATCAGTTAATTCTATCGCAAGGCCCACAGATGACAGCTACCGAAGTGATCCAGAGAACTGAAGAAAAGATGCGATTACTTGGCCCGGTCTTAGGTAGACTACAAGCGGAGATGCTGCAACCTATGATTGAGCGTTGTTATAATGTTTTAGTACGTGAGAAGAAGTTTGCACCTGCTCCTGAGTTCTTAGCGAACAATGATGTAGAGATAGAATATATTTCACCATTAGCAAAAGCTCAAAGGTTTGGCGATGTACAGTCTGCAATGCGATTATTTGAAATGCTTGCACCATTATCACAAGTTAATCCTACAGTATTTGATTATGTGGATATGGATGGATTAGCAAAATATATTATCAGAATATTAGGCGTGCCTGCATCAACCATCAAAAGCGATCAACAAGTCGCTCAGGAAAGGGAAGTAAGGCAGCAACAACAACAACAAATGGCAGAACAACAAGAAGCTCTACAAACAGCAGAAGCCGCTGGTAAGGCTGCACCTGCATTGAAGGCGTTACAGTAATGCACGAGGATTACAAATTAGTATTTAACTCTGATGAGGGGCAAAAGATACTACAGGATTTACGAGAGCGTTTCTATGATAGAGAAACTTTTGTAAGAGGGGAACCAGATACCACAGCATACAATCAAGGAGCTAGAGGTGTTTTGTTCTATATTTTTAGACAACTAGAAGATTTTAAACCATTAGAGGAAAAAGCGAAAGGAGAGTAAAACATGGCTGAAGAACAACAGGTAGCGGAAGCTCCGGTGGAAACTGGGCAGGCTCCGTCTGAAGATTGGAAAGCAAGTTTACCAGAAGATATAAGAGATAATCAATTAATACACAATGCAAACAGTATTGAGTCTTTAGCAAAGACTGCAATCCATGCACAAAGTATGATAGGAGCTGATAAAGTTCCTGTCCCGGGAAAGTGGGCAAACGATGATGACTGGAATACTGTGTATACAAAACTAGGTAAGCCAGAAAGTGCTGAAGGCTATAAACTAGAATTAAAAGAAGGAACACAAGTTGATAAGGATATTGAGGGTTGGTATCGAGGATTGGCACATAAAGCCGGTCTTAATGATAGACAAGCCAATACTATTTTTCAGGAATACCTTACCAAAGAGGCAGAGATAGCTGCTGCGAATGCTCCTCCTAGTGAAGAACAATTAGAAATAAAAAGAGGAGAAGCAGAACTTACTCTTAAAAAAGAATGGGGTAAGGCATACGATAATAAAATGAAGGAAGCAAGAAACGTGTTAGAAGAATTTGCCCCTAAAGATTTTGATCAATTAACCACACAGGAAGGATTGCCATTGGGTAATGATCCTGTATTTATAAAAACACTAGCCAACATAGGAAACTATATCAACTCCAAACTAGGAGAAGATCAAATGATTGGCGGTAAAGAAGCACAGCAGTATACTCCTGCTGATGCAGAAAAAGAAATTGCAGCCTTGCGAGG